ACGGCTTGCAGGGAGCCGAGACTGTCTGGAATGGTGGAGTGAAAATGTACCCCACTGGTGTCAGCGGGTATTCCGATGATATTCTCAACGCGCACGCGCAGCACTGGACACACGGCAGCGACCTGCCTGGTCTCGTTGTCATTCTCTTCGACGTGTGGGCGCTCGAGAATCCCGGTATCAAGCAGATCCCGAAGATTGCTGCGTGGGCGCCCGTCGACCATCAGCCGGCGCCGCCGAAGGTAATCGCGTGGCTGAAGCGCGAGAACGTCATGCCAATTGCGATGAGCCGATTCGCGGAGCGCATGATGGCTGACGATGGTGTCGATTCGATCTACGTCCCGCACGCTATCGAAGCGATCTTCAAGCCAACACCATCATTCGCGGATGCTGACGGTAAGCTCGTCACGGGTCACGAATTGATGGGCGTCGATCCTGATCGTTTTGTCGTGATGATGAACTCGGCGAACAAGGGCAGGACACCCGTGCGCAAGTGCTTCGGCGAGAACCTCCTAGCGTTCTCGATCTTCGCGAAGAATCATCCCGACGCAATCCTGTACCTTCACACCGAGGCGTCTGCGATCGCGACTGGCGTAGATCTCCGCGCACTCATTCGAGGTTGCGGCATTCCTGAGGATCAGGTCTGCTTTGTCGATCAGTACCTTTACCGCATGAATCTTCCTCAGCAAGCGTTAGCGTCGCTTTACACGGCGGCTGACGTCCTGCTGGCTACCTCGGCGGGGGAAGGCTTCGGCGTCCCCGTCGTCGAGGCGCAGGCATGCGGTACGCGCGTGATCGTGAGCGACTGGACTGCGCAGACCGAGCTCGTTGGTGACGGGTGGGCGGTCGAGGTACAGCCGCTCTGGGATCCATATCAAGATGCGTGGTTTGCGACACCGATGATTCCCCGCATCGTCGACGCGCTCGAGGAAGCCTATGCCGCTCCGCGCGGCGATAGTAGGCAAGCAGTCGAGTTTGCTGCCGACTACGATGCGGATCTTGTCTACGCGAAATATTGGCGCCCCGCGCTCGAGCAACTAGCCGCCTGGACTCCGACCGTTGGCGAGGAGGCAACATGATCCCGGTCATGATCGTCCCGGTTCTCGGCAGGTACGACCTGCTTCACCGCTTGCTGGGCACGATTGATGAAGAGGTAGGCGAGATTCTCATCATCGACAACGGCGACGAGCTCCGCCCCGCCGATCTTGCGACCTACCCAAACGTGCGGCTAGTCTCCTCGCCGTCGAACCTCGGTATCGCAACATCGTGGAACCTCGGGATCAAGATGCACCCGCGCGCCTCGGGCTGGGTTATCCTCGGTGCTGACGTTTGGTTCAAGCCTGGGCGCCTCGGCTTGTGGTTTAGTCGTACGGCTGCCGATCAGATTACGACGGGGGCGATGCCGCCGTGGGCGTGCTTTCATCTTGGTCGTGAAGTCGTCGAGCGGGTCGGCTTATTCTGCGAGCGTTTCCATCCCGCATACTTCGAGGACAACGACTATGAGCAGCGCGCCGTTGCCGCCGGCGTCAAGATATTCCACCCGGCAGTCGAGATCGGTCACGACAATAGTGCCGTCCTGTTGTCGTCGCCCGAGCTTCAGGAGCGGAATCGTGACACGTTTCTCAAGAATCAGCGCGTGCTTGCCGAACGCTGGGACGCGCTCAAGCCGGGCGAGGTTCCACCGTTCGAGGACTGGTCGCTTGGCGAGCGGTGCGACTACTCTTGGGACGGGTAGAATAGAAGCATGGCGATCACAAACGGCTACTGCACGCTCGCTCAAGTCAAGGCGGCTCTCCGCATTACTGACAACACGGACGACACGCTGATCGAGGGAAGCGTCGAAGCAGCATCGCGTCTGATCGACGGGTACACGCTCCGCAACTTTTATTCGGTCGGCACGGCTACGCGCCTATTTACGGCACCCGATCCGCTCTACTGCCCGATCGATGACATCGCGGGAACGGCGATCACGATTCAGACCTCGACCCAGGCAGATGGGACGTTCGACGTCACGTTTGCGGTAACTGATTATCAGCTCGAGCCGCTGAACGGCAATCTTGACGGGATCGCTTGGGCGTTTGATCGTATTCGCGCGGTCGGTGATTACGCGTTTCCAATGGTGAGCGCGAACTTTGGTGAGCAGGCGCTCGTCAAGGTCACGGCGGTGTTCGGGTGGCCGGCGGTTCCTGCCGCAATCGCACAGGCAACGATCCTGCAAGCCTCGCGTCATTTCAAGCGTTACGACTCCCCTCTTGGCGTCGCCGGCTTCGGAGACTTCGGGGTGGTGCGCGTGTCGCGTTTCCTCGATGCTGACGTGCAGATGCTTGTTGAGCCGTACCGCAAGATGCGGCTGTTCCGGTGACGGCTACCGTCGGGCAAGTCAAGACGGCGCTGGCTGCGAAGGTGGGAACGATCACGGGCTTGCGCACGTATGATCGGCAGCCGGACAACCTGAACGCGCCTTTCGCTTTCCCTTCGCTTCAGTCGATTGATTATCACGGCGCGATGGGGGCGGGGTCAATCCTTCAGACGTACACGCTGACCGTTGTCGTCGGGCGCGCATCGGAGCGTGCCGCCGAGGATCTCTTGGACACGTACCTCGGCTACGACTCGGGTGGCATTCGTTTCGCGATCGAATCGGATACTACGCTGGGCGGCGTCGTCCAGACGTGCATCGTCGAGTCGGCTGGTACTATCGGCACGATCGACGGGAACGATACGCTGTACCTGTCGGTCGATTTTCGCGTTCTGGTTTACACCTAAGGAGTTTGACGAATGACAAAGTTTATTGTAGCGCCCGGCTTTATTGTTGCCGGCAAGAATGAGGGGCAAGAGGTCAAGGCGTCCGACGTGGATCGATTGGACGTCCTGATCGAGTCGGGGCGCGTGATTGTCAAGGGCGCAGATTCGTCGGCTACAATGAAACCACAACCCGACGTGTCCGGCTCCGAGGAGGAGTAACCCAATATGGCTAAGCTCGTTCTCACCAACGCAAACATCAGCATCGGCGGCACGGACGTTTCGGCGAACGTCGCCAGCGTCCAGATTGAAACTTCCGTCGACGAGGTGGAAACGACTGCGTTCGGTCCGGGTAACGGCAAGACGCGCGTCGGCGGTCTGCTCGACACGACGATCTCTTTGTCGATGCATAACGACTACAGCGCTATCGAGGGTCTTGTCTACCCGCTGATTGGCAGCACGACGAGCGTTGTGATCAAGCCGAACGGCACCGCTGTTTCCTCGACGAATCCTAGCTACACCGCCACGATCCTGGTCACCGGATGGTCTGCCGTCAATGGCGCCGTCGGAGAGCTCAACACGGTCGACGTGTCGTGGCCGGTGTCGGGTACCGTCACGAAAGCCATTGTCTAGTCTGATCGCGTAACTTCAAGTCCGGGGAGGGCTGGTCATGGAACTACAATTCAAGATCAAGGAGACAGGTAAGGAGAGCGTGCTGGTACGCGCTGCCCTGGTCGATATCGTCGCGTGGGAAGATCGCTTTGAGCGACCGTCCTCGACGATGGGCGGGGATTCGATCTTTGCTCGCGACTTCGTTTGGCTGGCTTGGCATTCACAGAAGCGCACGGGAGCAACCGCGCTCGACTTCATGGACTGGGTCGCAACGCTGGATGAGATCGAGGGCGCTGAGGAGACTACCCTTGTCCCTTTGGAGAATCCTCAAGCCACTGGCTCATCGCCAGTCTCGCAGTAGAAACGGGCATAGCGCCTAGCGTTTTGATGCTCGAGACTGAGCGAATGCTCTGGACTATGCTCGGATATATCCGCTGGCGGAGCGTTCACGCTGGCAGGTAGACTAGGTGTATGGCTAGAGCCCAAGAAGTCGAGGGATTGCAAAAGACCCTGCGCTTGCTGCGCGAGTTTGACAAGGATCTCGTCAAGGATCTGAAAAAAGATCTGACGAAAAAGGCGCAGCCGATCTTTAGCGATGCGCGTTCGCGTATTCCTGACCGAGCTCTAAGCGGTTGGTCAAACAAGGGCAGGCTAGGCTATTCGCCGGCGAGAGCTCGATCGGGCATGAAGGTAAGCGTCAGGCTGTCGAAGCGCGTGAGGGGCATGAAGGGATCTATGGCTAGCGTTAGCCTCTCCCAGGGCAATGTTGCTGGCGCTATTTTTGATCAGGCGGGGCAGCGCGGGAAGTATTCGCCGCCGGTACAACGCGGCGCGGCATTCGTCGATGCGTTGAATCGGAAGCACGGAAAGGCGCAGCGCGCATTGTGGCCTGCTGCTGTTGGTAAACTGCCTGAGATACGGCGCTCTTTTATTGCTTCGATCAAGCTTCAAGAGTCGAAAACGAATCAGAAACTAAAGAGGTACTAAGTGGCTCTTGTCGTCCCCATCATTGCTGACACGTCGGGGCTTACGCGTGGGCTAACTCAAGGCACTAGCGGTCTGCGTAAGTTTGGCAAGATGGCTGCGATCGTCGGTGGAGCCGCTGCCCTCGGCGGTCTGGTCGCCACGCTGAAGATTGGCGTCGATGAGTTTATGGGGGCGCAGAAGGTATTGGCGCAGACGGGCGCGGTTCTGAAGTCGACGGGTGGCGCGGCGAATGTAACGAGCAAGCAGATCACGTCGATGTCCGAGAGCCTGATGAAACTCTCTGGCATCGATGACGAGGCGATCCAGTCTGGTCAGAATCTCCTGCTGACGTTCACAAAGATTCGCAACGAGACTGGCAAGGGAAATAATATCTTCGACCAGGCTACGCTGGCGATGACGAATCTGTCCGTGGCGATGGGTAAGGATCTGAGCTCGTCTGCGATCTTGGTCGGTAAGGCGCTGAACGATCCGGTCAAGGGTGTCGGCGCGTTGTCTCGTGCCGGCGTGCAGTTTACGGCGTCGCAGAAGGATACGATCAAGGCGCTCGTCGATTCTGGCGATGTCATGGGCGCGCAGAAGATGATCCTGAAGGAGCTCGAAACGCAGTTTGGCGGGAGCGCGAAAGCGGCGGGTCAGACGTTGCCGGGGCAGCTGAACATTCTGAAAGAGACTTTCCGCAATACGGCGGCGGATCTGGTGGCTGTGTTTATCCCGACGCTTTCACGGGCGGCTACTTCCTTGCTGAACTTTGTTCGCGGATTCGCTAACGCACCGACACTCACCGCGAAGATTGATTTTGTAATCGGTAAGTTTCGGGAACTTGCCTGGAGCGGGATTCAGACTATCTCGGACTGGTGGCAAAAGACCAAGGTCACGTTCGAGGACAACCCAGGCAACCGCCTGAAAGTCACCATCACGGACTCCGGCGAGGAGCAGCTGAACACTTTTTTTGACGGAATCAAAAAGACCCTCGACAAAAAGGCAGACACGCTAGGTAAGTCGCTGGGTAAGAAGATCGTGAGGGGGATCTTTGGTGGCGGCAAAGAGCAGGCTACCGAGTCCGGTGATGCGTTTATCAATGACTTGCTTGTTTCTCTGTTGATAAATAAGCCAGCATTCGATCTTGGCAAGCGCTTCGTGCTGGCTATTTTTGATGGGATGCGCGAGGAGTTCAATCGCTCATTGACAGACAATCCCGTTAGCGTATTTATAAAGACTCTTGGAGTTGTCTTGACTCCTCAATTTGGTGCGGTTGGTAGTGCTGCGGCCGATAAACTTGCCGAGGCTATGGCTAAAAAACTCCAACTGAACCGTCCGATCTTCGTCGGTGCGATAACGAAGACGGTGCGCGATGCCGTGAACGCTGCGCGTCAGGGACTCGCTGGGCTTGGCTCGACGCTGGGCGGGATGCTCTCGACGATTACTGGTACATCGTCGGCTGATGCAAAGGAAGCTGCTCGCCTGCGTAAGCAGCAGAAGGATCAGCAGGAGACTCGCGAGCGAGCGCGCCTGACGCTAGTCAGGGATTCCGCTGCTACCGATGAGGAACTCGCGCAAGCCAAGCAGGATCTTGCCGATTTCGAGTTGGAGATTGACGCTACTGCCGCCGAGGATCGCGTGGCGATCGCGCAGTCTGCGAATCAGCGGTCGATCGATTCTCTAATCGAATCGTTCAATCAAGGCACGATCAGCGCAAAGAAGTTTGAGTCGGATCTCAACGCCATCATTGGCGCCGATCGAGGCGGGGAACTTGGTGCGGCGTTTGCTGGTTCGTTTGGGCGCGAATTGCAATCAATCATCGCGGCGGCTAATGACATTCAGGGCGTCATCGATCGGTACGGTGTTGGCAATCTTCCGATCACGGCCGACAAGCCGACGCCGGCGATGGATGCTGCGCGTACCGCTGCTCTCAATCAATGGAAAGAGCAGCGTGCTGCCCGGTTGAAGAAGGCTCGCGATGCGCGCAAGAAGGACGGCATCACGAAGGAAGAGCAGGGCGAGATCGACGACATCATGAAGAAGTGGGACGAAGACCATCGAAAGCCTGTTGCGATGGCCGCTGGCGGCATCCTGAAGCGTCAGGTCTTTACGGCTGGTGAGGCTGGTCGTGAGGCGGTGATTCCGCTCGGGTCGGGTGAGGCGATGGGGATTATGCGGGATGCGCTTGGTGGTGGCGGTGGCGGGACGACTTACAATCTGGTGATCAATGCTGGGTTGGGGACGAATCCTGACGAACTCGGGCGCACGATCGTCGAGTCGATCAAGAAGTTTGAGAAGCGTAACGGGCAGGTCTTTGCTGGTCCGCAGATTCAGGCTACGTCGGCGGGTGTCTCGACGAATGGTGGCACGCAGTCGCGCAGTCTTAGGATGGGCTAGAGGTGGCTACGCCGAGCCTGCTAGTCCAGATCGGGTTTGACACGTCGAGTCAGGGTGGTCCGTTCTTTTTGTGGGGTAGCGGGACGGCGACCGATACGCAGGCGGCTAAGGATGCGAATCCGCAGAGCATCTTCAACAACACGACCTACCGCTTTGGTGGGACGCTGAACTATGACGTGACGACGCGGGTGCGCTCGGTGTCGATTACGCGCGGCAGGTCGCGCGAGTTGGATCGGTACCAGACTGGCGTCGCCAATATCACCTTCAACAACCAAGACAGGGCGTTCGACCCGTTCTACACGTCGT